CATCAGATAACTTGCCAGAAGTGACGTCTTCTTGCATACTGTTTTGGGCTTTTATAGTAGTTTCCCCACCTACTTTAATATTAGAGTTTGAAGCAGGTTAAAATTTAAGTACTCATATAAACCCATAAATGAGACCGTACCAAAGCGCTCTAGGCTATTGAAGGGGACGCCTTCGTAGGACCTTGAGCAGTAATCCTAAATAGGACCCTACCAACTGATGAGCAGCAATACAAAACTTTTGAAACTTTGGATTTTATATAGTTTTGCAAGATCACACTCATCTAGCGACAGTTTAACGTCTTGTCAAGGACTCAGCTTCTCAACAAAAGTACTGCTCAGTCGCTAAAACAAGCTTCTTCTTCAAAAGATAGCTCATATATAACGAAAGAGAAGTATCAAATTCAGGATAGAAACGCTCCTTAAGTTGAGTAAGTTTAGAATTATACCTCTGAAAAATACTCCTAGAATGCAGAGACAATTCTCGAGAACATTCATTAATATTAGACACAGATATAGAGTCTCTGTCCTTTGTTTTCTTAGTCCAATTAGGAATTTCGAGAACAACAGACAGTCTTAAAGGAGCTATAAATCGCGAGACATCACCATCCCATCGAAAACTCCTTTTCAAAAACTCAACTTCAGAAATATCTCTAAAAGGATACAAGGCTGTTTCCTTGATCTCAGTAGTATACTTAAGACCTATTTTAGCCATCAATCCACTAAGAGACATCTCATTAAAAATAGAACTAACAGAAGGATGCACAGAGAATATATTATCATCTCCACACACTTGCAATTCACATAAATCGGAAAACTGATTTAAATCCAAACCAGCATTCATCCAACTTAGTCGAAACGCAAACATATTGTAAAGACAATTTACCATAATTGTACATCCATGTCCACTAGGTAAACCAGAACACCACTCGGTAACGACATTCTTATATACATGCCGAGAGTTCGTTAGCTCCAACCAAAGCACTTCTCTAATAAGATCGTTCCCATCATCATAGAAACGATTCACTATAGATAAAATGCTATCATGAATGCTAGGTAATTCACTACCATCAAAAGCAGAGTAATCACCAGCACCAACATCAAAATCTCTAAAAGATGAAGAAAATCTTGAAAGTCTTCTAGCTAAGAGATCCCATTCCCCTGAATAAGGATTCATACCAACAACGCTTGAATTAAAAATACGATTTTTCTGGAATTCTAATAAAAACGTTCCAAAATACTTCTTAACTAAAATTAGATAAATGAAAGGAGTTCCAGAAAATACGCGAGTTTTACCAACTTGCACACTTTCCAAACTTTTCCGCTCATCCTTTAAATTATCGACTTCTAACCACAGATGCCGATGACCTAAAGAGGCTTCTCTTTCATATTCCTCACACTGTTCAACAATTTCGTCAAGAACAGCTTTGTTTTCAGGACTTCCTCGAACAAACCTATAAAGTTCTTTCTTTAGATTCCTATGTCCAGGAACCACCATGGGATACCCCGCACTTGTATGCGAAGGAATTCCACGAGAATCTACCTCATTCTCAATACCATATAAACACTCCTCCCAACTCAACAAACGATGAATTACGGGAAAGTGCAAATTATCCTTCAAAAAACAAAACATATTATTCTCAACTGCCAAAACTTGCCAGCTCGGAACCAATACTTTAGGAGGACAATACACTCCCATTGCCTTCACATAGGGATCAATGAAAATTCCATCCTTTATAAAAGGCATCATCATAGATGGAGCTGTAATAATTGGCTCAAAATTTCCATTAAGTAGAGAAGGCATTATTTTTGTAGTTTGAGGATGGCTTGGGCCTTCAGACAAACGTCCAAGAACTTTAAATTGGGGCTCAGCATGACATTTTTCATCCAAAGTGAATTCTAAAGAATCTATGTCAACGATAGTATCTGGCATAACTTCCAAATAATCTCTCAACATCTCTTGAGTAACAACTACAGAAAATCCTAAGCCATTGAACTCCTTGCCAGCAACGTGCATACCAAAATACTTACGCTTAGCTCGACTAGGATCCATAACAGCTAAAAGAGCTCCACAATCGCCATTGACAGTAGGTAAACGATACTCAAAACACTTATGAACTTTATATTGTTCTGTTCCACCATACTCTGAATCAAATACGGGTAAATCAACAAGAACAGAACTAGCATGAGCTGGAACAATAATAGGAATATCATCTCCAAACATCATGACAATAGGAATCAGTCGCAAAGTAAATTCGAGATCTTTTTCAACGCAGAAACTCTCAACAATGTCTCTATGCTTAGCACACCTTCGACCAAAATCAACAAGAGCTATATCATTCTTTTCATTCAACTCTTCAAAAGGCACAAAGGACAACAAAAATTCTTCAACACTCAGAACAAATTCAAAAGATCGAGCATTAGTCGACTTGCTAACTCTAAGAGGCAAGGACTTTATATGTGAATTAGCTTCACATTCCGCAAGTAAATTTCTTACAAAATGAAAAGGCAATAAAGCTTGGGAACCACGTATAAACCACATGTTTCCCATACGCATCATAACTTCACCTTCTGAATTAAGTACTGACAATATATAAGAACTTCTATTAAAATCATGCAAGCATTTATTATAGCCATTAGGATCCAAATTACTACCCATCTGAGCTACAACATTAACTTTGGGACGATTCTTGACTGCCATTCTATCAGACATTCCCATAGACTGCGATTTAACTACAACTCTTTCCGAGGAAATAGTTTGAATCTTTGTTTTAGGAGACGAAACTTTTGCCAATCTATCACTAAAATTAATAGATTGATCCACAGCATCATCTGAATGAATAGCAGTTTCACTCTTCTTCGATTGACATGAAGTATAAACTTTATAAGCTACTGCAACAGCTAGCAACGACAAAATCACAGAACTCCAGGTGGCTAAAGAAGACGAGGTTTCTATATACTCTCGAGCTTCTTCGCACAGAATTTCTGCATTAACAGCAAGCTGTTTAATCATGTCTTTACACGATTGAGCCATGCTTCTTTTCAAACGCAC